TGATTTACTCATAATATCACCTTATTGTTTTTCCTTAAGTCTACTTAAGTAATCTTAAGTTAAACCTTATGTTTTCTAGTTAAAGTATAACATGAATGTCTAACTACTGACTACTTAAGTAGTCTATAGGATATAGTCGCTTATGTCAATCCTCTTTATGCAATAATAGTTTATCATCATCCCATTCATATTCTGATAGTGTCTTATTTACCACACCTGTACACCTGTGACATACGTCGACAAATTCGCCTGTTATCCTGTCCTTCGCTACACTCTCACCAGTGGTTAGGTTCTCATTACATACTTTACATCTCATAATATTATTCCTTATCTATATTCAATGGTGTCTGTAGGACGTTTTAAGCGCCCTACAGAGCGTTATGGGGGTATAGCTAACCTACCCTACCCTATTCTGCGAAACCGTCAGGATTATGTAGGTTTATATAAAACCCACCACGTTCTGCTAGGGCCTCTATGGTATCCCAATAGTTTTCTTTAAACTCATTAGAAACATATGTCAACGTTAAATTATCTGCTACGTCCCTTACATAACTATCACCTATATCATATCCGCCATAGGTGTGATCACTTTTAACGGCAACCATCCAACGTGCGTATTCATTCTTAAATTCTTTTTCTGGTTTCTGATATGATTTCAGAATATGCACAGTGGTATTCCCGAATACCCCTAAGCCCTCAAACGTAGCGTAGGGTGCTGTCTCTGGTTTACCTTTACCCATTATATTTTTAGTCATACCTATTGGTCCCTATTCTTAATCAGCCATAACGCTGAAATTAATTCACGATAATCAGACATATACATATCACCTTCAAGCATCTCCATACCCTGTAATGGGGTTAATAAATGCTTCTCTAAGCGTGTAAGGTATTCTTTATCCGTCCCATAACTATTATAGCTCAATCGGTTAGGGGTTTTCAATGTTCTTTTAGCTGTAGTCATGTCTTTAATTCCTTTTTTTGTTTATTAAAATATTAACATTGAAACAGATAGCATAGTAAATAGGATTATACCAGCTAAAATATCAGTAATCATATTTAAATCCCTTTCGTTATCCATTTAGGTGTCTCACTATAAGCCCACTTAGCCATATAAAGCTTCTCTTTAAGATAGTAATGGCGATATGCACCTACGGTTGACTTTTGTTTATATGCATCCGGCATACATTGAGGCGGTGGTATAAAGTCAAGTACAGGCATATGCGTAGGTGTAAAACTAAGCGCATAATTCAACCGACTAGTTTTGTGGACTTTACCATATCGGCTTGTATATTCATCACACAAATGAACTAATAATTCATAGGCCCACTGGTAATTCCGAGTGGATTGCCGGACCCACACGGACGACGGATGGTTCTTGTGTGTCGATTTGTATAGACCATACAAATTAGCGTAATTGTCCCCGTCTAACTCTCTATGGGCTGTAGATAACAGCTGCGCGGTTTCTAGTATCATCTTTACGCAATGCTTATCACAATGCATACGAGCAGCTTTGTGTGGGTCTGTGTGTAGGTAAAAGATATTCATATGATCTCCCCCCGATTAAACAACTCGCTAGTGTATGCATCGTATTCAGCAAATAGTTTAACCCCGTAGTCTGTGGTGATCTTTGTGTGGGGCGCGTCCGTATCCCACGTAGCCTTGATATCGGCTATAGCGTACCGAAGCGCCGAGGTGGTCATTCGTTTTGATTTTTCAGTATATAGTTTTAACATGGTATGTTCCTTTTTTGAGTTGATTAATGAGTTAAGAATACTACGTTTTTAGTTGCTGTCCAGCATAAACCACAAGCGCCGCAATCAGAAACTAGTGTTTCAATGCCCTTAGGGGCTGATTTAGTATCACCTTTTTTAGCTATTTGAGTAGGGCAGATAAATGCTTTTTTATCAATGACTTGTTGTTGGGCGGCTGTATCATCAAATGATAATGCTGACATATGTGTCTGTAAAGTATCACCGGAAATACGAACCATAAACCTAGTTTTCCATTTCAAGCGTAAAGTTTGTAAAGCGTTGCCTATGTTGGTCCCTAGTTGACGCTCGCTGTAGCCATATACCCACAAATTATCAAATTGTGATAGCCATTTATCCCAAAAATTCACATACTCTACGGAATAAAAATCACCTAAAATATGGAGGCGTACTAAAAACCCATTCAGGTGTTTTTTGTTTAACGCTTCTAATTCAATAGCCATAAGATCAATTAAGGCGGGATTAGCTTCGTATCTAGTGGCAAATGGCATATGGTTCCCATAACATGTTGAATAATGGAAACAGCTGGCTGAACATGTGGCCCGTTCCTCTAATGTGACTGTATAGATCGGCATTCCTTTTAAACGTCCAGTCTTTACAATTTTACCTAATTTAATATTGGTGGATTTTTTAATTACGTTTTCAGTTTTCCCCATTCCGTCCGTAACGCTCTTTACCTTAGCATTATGAAATAATGATTTATGGGTGGCTATCGCTATTTGTGTTTTCGACATAGGTGCATTCATCGTCGTTCTCCCTAGTTGGTTGGTGGTCAATTGATTACTTAAGGGGTCTTAAGTGGCTTGTCAAGACCCCTTGATGTAATAAATTACTCCATTAGGTCTTTATGATAATTGATTAAATACCCACGAGCTCCCGGCATTGCTGTAAACAATGGCTTTTTGTCCTTTATCCATACTTCCCCCTGTTCATTCATAATTTGATAGCCTAGGGACGTTTTAATTACGTCAAATCCCGCTGTTCTAAGCTGTTTTATAATGTTTTGTGTCTCTTTTTTAGTCCACATACGTGTAGTCATTATATTATTCCTTTATGTTTAGTGGTTTATTCGTCAGCATACATGCTAAAATGTAAACGTGTTTCATGGTTCTCAATATGTATAGTTGGGCAATTACCATTTTTAACTAGATCACGGGCCTGTTTTTTTGTGATATCTAGAAACATATAACAATCGTCACCATTTTTAGGATTGTATATAGGCATCACTAAACTATCGGCGGACTTGATGAATGCATAGGCGGTTGATGGTGATACATCTGATCTCATTATCATTGTCATTTTACTGTTCCTGTTCTGTTCTATTGAGCCAAAGTGGCGCTGGTTTGTATCTATTATATAATCTTTTAATTCTAGGATGTACATATTTAATTGCACTATAAATGCATTATTATTAATTATAGACTATTGTGTGACATTAATGCAACACTATGGGTATCTGTCGTTGTCTTTATATATATACATCCAGCAGCACCTAGATATACAGCTGTATCATATGTATCATATGGGCGTTTTAAGGGGTACTACAGGCGTATGTTCTCTAATGTGGGACCAGCGTAGGCACAAGTGGATGTTCTTTATTTGTTCCCGTGTTGTTCTGTGATGTTCTTGTCAAGCACTAATGTGGTCTGATGTATTACTAAAGTGTTGTGTATATCCATAATCATACACATATACACTTGCGTATATCCCAGCATACTACACATCAACACTGTAGTACACATCTGTTGTACACAAGTTTACTGTAGAATACATCTGTATACCCCATGCAATAATCGTGCCAACTATGGAACTACACAAGTTTACTGTAGTTTACAGCTGTTTTACACTAGAAATCTGTAGTATCGCCTAGGGGGGGACCCTATGTGTTCTTATGAATTATTATAATCACACTCAATACCACATCAGAAGCAATTTGGACCTACAGACACAGTAGAATTGGACCCATTAGAAATACTTATGTAACTAAAGCAAACTAACGCTTGACTTTAAAATTCAGCGGGGTATACATAAGTGTCTAAAGTGTCACAGGTAAACTTTATTTATCTTTATGTACCAAGGGGGATTGACTTTTGAAGCTAAATATGCTATAATATGTATATATTGAGTTAGACATACTTAAGACTACTTAAGCACCAAGAGTGTAACATTCAGGTTATACCCCCTGAACAAACACTAACAAACTTAAGTATACTTAAGTAGTCCACATAAGTCTTCCATTATGTTGTTTTATTGGTATTAATAAAAGGATATATTATGGGTAAAGATAAGGTATAATAGTTGGTATGATTAAAGACAATAAACAAGACCCAGATTCGACACAGCCAAAACTAAAGAAGAAACCTCCCGGCAATCCTAATTTCAAGAAGGGTATGCCTTCATTAAACCCAGCGGGTAGACCTAAGGGTTCTGTAAATAAATACGTTAAGTTATCAAGAGAACTTATGTCCGATAGAGGACCTGAGATCGTACAGAAGGTTATTGATTTAGCTTTAGATGGCGATAGACACGCACTTAAGATGTGCATGGATCGTATCTTACCTACAACCAAGGCAGTAGAGATCACACATGATCATCAAGACCTTGGGATTAACATTATTATCGATAGTGTTAAAGCAATCAATAAACGAGAAGAAGAAGAATTTAAGACTATAGAAGCAGAGTACACTGAGTCTGTAGATGGCTGATCTTAAAGTATCCCTCCATGATGCACAGATGGAAATCTTTAGATCAGAGAAGAGATTTAAAGTGGCCTCATGTGGGCGAAGGTTCGGTAAGAGTTACTTAGCTGCTTGGATATTAATCATCAAGGCACTACAGTCGGACTCTAAGGACGTATTCTACATAGCCCCTACATTCCAACAGGCTAAAGACATCCTGTGGAGTATCCTTAAAGATATAGGTAGGGACGTAATTAAAGCTGCACATGAGAACACAGCTACCCTTACTTTGGTCAATGATCGTAAGATTTACCTTAAAGGTTCCGACAGGCCAGATACTTTACGTGGTGTTGGTTTAGCTTATGTAGTTATGGATGAATATGCTTCGATGAAGCCAGAAGTGTGGGAGATGATTATTCGTCCTACATTAGCAGACGTTAAAGGTGGTGCTTTATTTATCGGTACTCCATCCGGTAAGAACCACTTCTACAAGTTATGGCTTGATGCACAAAAAGAAGAACTAACGGACGAATGGGAAGCATTCCAATTTAACTCTACAGACAATGAGTTTATGGACCCTAAAGAAATTGAGGCAGCTAAAGCCAATATGTCTACACAGGCATTTAGGCAAGAATTTGAAGCTACCTTTGAGTCCTTTTCAGGTGGTGTCTTTAAAGAGGAGTGGGTACGTTATGTTGACGATGATGAAGTCTTTGGGGACAAAAGTAAAGAACAAGGCAGCTACGTGTTATCTGTTGATCCTGCGGGGTTTGAGAATGCTGAGAAAGATCGTGGTCTCAAAACCTCTAAGCTTGATGAGACCGCTATATCTGTGGTTAAAATCGTAGGTGACACTTGGTTTGTAAAAGATATATTCCACGGTAGATGGGGTATTAAAGAAACTGCACAGAGGATTCTCGATGCAGCAGAAGACGTTAAAGCCACTACAGTAGGTATTGAGGCAGGAGCATTAAAAAATGCAATCATGCCCTACATGGAAGACTTGATGCGTTCTAAGAACAGATGGATTAACATTACCGATACAAGACACGGAGGCCGTAAGAAGCAGGATCGTATTGTGTGGGCATTACAAGGAAGAATGGAACATGGTAAGATTAAATTTAGGAAAGCGGATTGGAACCATCATTTCGTATCTCAAATGCTGGACTTTCCCAGTTCTCTTTCCCATGATGATCTTTTGGATTCTCTAGCCTATATTGATCAAGTATCAGTAGCTGACTTTACAGCCTCTATAGAGATAGATGATTATGAAGTATTTGATGTTGTATCAGGGTATTAAATTTAAAGGTAACATAAATGGCAAGTGACTCTAAAGACCTCGCATACAACGATCCTCAAGCACCTTTGAGTGCTTGGGTTATTAATCGTGTAGAACAGTGGGAAGATCACAGGGACAGCAACTATGCCGACAAGTGGGATGAATACCACCGTATCTGGCGTGGTATATGGTCCGCTGAGGACAAGACTAGAGGCGCTGAGACTTCACGTTTGATTTCTCCAGCCACACAGCAGGCCATTGAGTCCACTGTAGCGGAGCTTGAGGAGGCTATATTTGGTCAAGATAAGTGGTTTGACCTACGTGATGATATAGCTGACCAAGACCCTACTGACGTTAAGATTATCAGGGTCAATCTACAGGAAGATTTAGAGAGAGCTAAGTGTAAGAATGGTATAGTTGAGTGTCTACTTAACGCAGCTATCTATGGTACAGGTATAGCTAAGATTAGTGTGGACGAAGGTACACAAAAGACCCTTAAAGAGTCCCCTATCCCCGACACTTTGACTGTAGATACAGTAGTTTACGAAGAAGACTTAGTTACAGTTCGCTTAGAGCCTTTAATGCCACAGGAATTCGTCATTGATCCTACTGCAACAACCATTGATGAGGCCTTAGGCGTAGCACAGATCGTAATTAAGCCTAAATACGAGATTATTGACGGTATTAAAGAGGGTATTTACGACGATAAACCCTTAGGATCATACAATAAAGCAGACTTTGGCTTTGATGTAGAGAACGCTAGTGTCTCGACTGATGACGATAAGGTTAAGATCACTGAATATTGGGGAAGAGTACCTAAAAAGTTCCTATCCAATAATGCAAGCTTAGGTGATGACTTTGATTATGATGATGATGAGCTAGTCGAGTCTGTAGTCATCATAGCCAATGATTCTGTGGTCCTACGTGCAGTAGAGAACCCATATCTGATGGGTGATAGACCATTTGTAGCCTTCCAATTAGACCGAGTACCTAAGAAGTTCTGGGGTAGAGGTATTGCTGAGAAAGGCTATAACCCACAGAAGGCTCTAGATGCCGAGCTACGTGCGCGTATTGATACCTTGGCACTCACTACCCACCCTATGATGGGTGTGGACGCTACACGGCTTCCTAGGGGCGTTAAGTTTGAAGTTAAAGCAGGAAAGACTATCCTAACCAACGGTGATCCACGACAGACACTGATGCCACTTAACTTTGGTTCCTTAGCAAACAGCACATTCACTGAAGCATCAGAATTAGAGCGTATGGTACAGATGGGTACTGGAGCAATCGACTCTCAGACTTCAGCAGCCGCTAATCCACGGAACGGGACTGCTTCAGGTATGTCTA